TGCCAACCTGTTGTTCTCTGAAGATGTTTGCCGTATCATGTACGCTGCGTTGGACGAATGGTATGATAAGGGTCGTATTAAAGACTTCTCTTTGGCGGTCTCGCATGAAGAGAGTCTACATCCCTGGAATGCTATTGCAGTCACTTCTAAATTCAATCCCAGTGAGGTACCTGGATGTCTCGTGTAAAAGATGCTCTCGCCTATCGGTTCAGAGGTGTATATGGCGTCTATAATGATGCCTGTGAACTAATGTATGTTGGTTCAACATATCTAGGACTAAAGAACCTTGAAGAGAATCATAGGAAAGCAAGAGAAAAGGGTTATGACATGACTAACTTCAGAACCCTTCTTGAAGAACATCAGTCGTGGAAGTTTGTTTGGTTAATTAAGCCACACAACTGTCAGCAACCACATATTGAATTTCAAGAACAGACTCTTATCCAAGCATTGAATCCTAAACACAATGTTGATAAGTCGCCATATCGCTCATCAATCTACTATGAAAGATATACCGACGTTCTTGAGTTGTATGGCGAAGAGTTGGAGTACTTAAATGATTAAAAAGAAGATTTGGGTAACATTCCAGAAGGAAGGAATTCATTGCTATCCAGCAGCTGCAACTGATCCTAAATTAAAGGACGTTGCCTTCTTGGGCAATCCACATAGACATATGTTTCATTTCAAAGTTTCACTTGAAGTATTCCACGACGACCGTGATGTTGAGTTTATTCTCTTAAAAAGGGAATTAGAGGGGTTGTATGGTAGTGGTACATTGAAGCTTGATTATATGTCATGCGAGATGATCGCAGAAGAACTTTTAACTTATATGGAAAGTCAATATCCAGGACGCGATGTTACTATCAATGTAAGTGAAGATAATGAAAATGGTTGTGAGCTTGTTTACGAAAGATTCAAGCCAGCACTATCAGTACAGGATGAATAATATGACAAACTTTTGCCACATTGCTCCCATCGAATTTCTAGACCTTGTTAAGAATAGACCAGCTCACTTGACGCTTGCTCATCTTGTTGATACAAGTAACGAGTATACGGAGTTTTATAGAGCTCAGGACAACAGCCTCAACATTATGGATAATAGTGCATTTGAGATGTATAAGCAAGGTAAGCCAATGTTAACTCCAACAAAAGTATTGGAAATGGCATCTATCATTAAGGCTCATTATGTTGTAATGTCTGATTATCCTGGCGAGCATTCATCTAAGACTATTCAGGCTGCTATTGATCTTGCTCCGTTGTTTAGAGCAAGTGGCTTTGGTACATTCTTTGTACCGCAGTCTGAGGTTGGTGATAAGGAAGACTTGATTAGTGCATTTGATTGGGCGTCGACGTCAAAGCATGTTGATTACATTGGTGTATCTATTCTTGGCGTACCTAATGCATATGGTGTAGAGAAGGGTAATAAGCTCCAGCGCTTTGTTGCTCGCTTTATGTTTATGCAAGAACTGGAAGAACGTGGTATTCTTCACCGCATTCGAAAGAACGGAAAGAAGATTCATTTCCTAGGTATGGTTGATGGTCCAAATGAAATTAAATTGATGGAACCATATAGAGACTATATTGACACTTGGGATAGTAGTGCTGGTGTGTGGCTAGGCTTGAATGGTGGAACATTTGATGGAAGTCCAACTGGTATATTCGATGGTAAGTTTGAGAAGGAAGTTGATTTTGACTTGAAGCAAGATGAAACTCCAATTGACTTTTACCGCATGGCAAAGTATAATATGGATTACATCGATACTATTGTAACCAAATATTTAAATTATGATCCAGGGTATTAAAATGACAGAAGAAGTTACACCTTATATTAGTTATAGATTTAGAGAGGATAAGATCCTCAACGAAGTACTTGAGTATATTAGTAAGACCTATCAGCAGCATTATGTTGGTAAGGAAGAGATCCAGACTATTGATGTTTGGGATTCTCTTGGTAGTGTTGATACCACTTCTAGAGATACTGCTATCAAATACTTAATGAGATATGGTAAGAAGGAAGGACACAATAAGAAGGATTTGTTGAAGGCTATCCATTATATCGTTCTTCTATACCACTTTACACAACCACAGGAAGATAAGATATGATGATTCATATTATGGGTGAGCATGGATCGAAGCTCACAAATGTAAATGAAGTGGATGTTCAACCTAATGCGGTTGATTTGCGTTTGGGTAAGGTCTTTAAGATCAAGAATGAAACATTTGCTTTGTGTGAGGACTATAAGGTCCATAGAGGCTCGGAAGAATTACTTCCTGATGAAGAAGGTTTCTGGCGTCTTGAGCCAGGCACATATGAAGTTGTAATGGAAAACATTATTGAGATTGGTGAAGGTGAAGCTGGTTGGGTTATCACTAGGTCAACGTTGAACCGTAATGGTATATTCTTAACTTCTGGTCTCTATGATTCAGGCTATCATGGTGTTATGGCTGGTGCCATGCATGTTACAACTGGTCCACTAACCATTCGGAAGAATACAAGAATTGGTCAGTTCCTACTATTCAAGGCTGAGAGTTTGCATAAATACAATGGTAGTTATGGTCTAAACAAAGAGCATGATAAAAAGTATGGTGTATGATTTGATTGAACATGATAGTGCGATTCTTGATCAAGAGTTAAAACTATTTGATTTTGAAAACCCTCCTGTGGATCCTTTAGAGCTTGCCAAGAATCTTCTTGAGACAATGCGTCACCACAGAGGTATAGGGTTATCAGCAAACCAGGTTGGTCTTCCATATAGAGTATTTGTAATGGAAGGTGAGCCTCCCTTTGCTTGTTTTAATCCAAGAATTGTGGATGTGTCAGAAGAAGTTGTCTCTCTACCTGAAGGCTGCCTTTCCTATCCTGGCGTCAATATTCCAATTAAAAGGCCGGCACATGTAAGAGTGCGGTTCACAGCACCAGACGGCAATACAATGACTAGGAAGTTCACTGGAATGACAGCTAGAGTATTCCAGCATGAATATGATCATTTACAAGGAGTCAACTTTCTTAGAAAGATGCACCCAGTCCATAAGGAAAAGGCACTAAGACAGTTGAAAAAGTATACACGTTATTTGAAAAATAAGCAGAGGTAATTATAATGAACATTAAGATTATTAAACTAGTGAATGGTGATGAAATCATTTGCGACCTAGAAGAGACAAAAACAAAATTAAAAGTTAAGAAGCCACTGCTTCTTGCATTCCAAGAAAACCGTTTAGTGTTTGTTCCATTTATGCAGTATACGAACGCAACGGAAGGTTTTGAACTAAGCAATGCCAGCGTTCTATTTGTAACTAACCCAGTTGATTCATTGGTTAATGATTATCAAATGGCCACTAGCCAAATCCTAACGCCACCAGGTGCTAACCAGAAAAAGAAAGGTGGCATTTTACGAGCAGTGGAGTAATAATCAATGGAAATTAAAATTGAAGTAGAAGAGTTGCGTAAACGAACGTTGTTTGTAGCAACTCCAATGTACGGTGGCCAGTGCCATGGTAACTATACACGGTCGATGTGTGATCTAACAGCATTGTGTGTTAAGTATGGCATCAACATGAAAGTGTATTACTTGTTCAATGAATCATTAATTACTAGAGCACGTAACTATTGTGCTGATGAGTTTATGAGAACAGAGTATACACACTTAATGTTTATCGACTCTGATATCGGATTTGATCCCAACGATGTTATTACATTGTTGGCACTACAGTCAGATGAATCACCATATGATATCATCGGTGGTCCATATCCTAAGAAGTGTATCTCTTGGGAAAAGGTAAAGCAGGCTGTTGACAAGGGTGTAGCAGACGAAAATCCAAACTCACTTGAGCAGTTTGTTGGCGATTATGTGTTTAATCCTGTAATGGCTAAAGAAGGTCCAACTCAAATCAAGTTGAGTGAACCAGCTGAAGTGCTTGAGATTGGTACAGGGTTTATGATGATTCGCCGAAAGGTATTCGAAAAGTTCAGAGATGCTTATCCATACCAGTCGTATAAGCCAGACCATGTTCGTACGGCTCACTTTGATGGCACAAGAGAAATCTTTGCTTTCTTCGATACACCAATCGATGGTAAAAGAATGTACATGGGAGCTGAGCTAAGAGCATTTTTGGATGCCAATCCAGATGCCACAGCTGATGATATTGTGAAGTTCGTTGATTCACCTGATAATACACTGCTCAGACAATATTCGAAGAGATATCTGTCTGAAGACTATATGTTCTGTCAGTGGGTCCGTAATATGAATATGAAAGTTTGGTTGTGCCCATGGATGCAATTGAACCACACTGGATCTTATACGTTTGGGGGTAGCTTAGCTGCTCTAGCATCTGTTGGTGCTGCTGCAACAGCTGACGTCTCTAAGATCAGAAAATAAACTGAGGTAATTTTATTATGGCATTTGATAAGCAAAAAGTGAAAAGCGTTCTTATTGAAGTTTCAAATTCAATGACTCGCATCGAAGCTGAGAAGGAATTCATTAAGGATGCAATTGATGCAGCATCCAAGATCCATGAAATTCCTAAGAAGACATTAAACAAGATGGCAAAGGTATTTCATAAGAATAACTACGCTCAGGAGTTGTCTTCCATTGAAGAATTTACTACAATGTATGAAAATATTGTAGGTTCTGAGACTAAGTGATAAAGGACAATTTATATTATGAAAATTTCTACACAGACCTTACAGGTCTTAAAGAACTATGCTTCAATTAATCCTAATCTATTGGTTAAGCAGGGAAGTGTACTAAGCACAATCAGTACAAATAAAAATATATTTGCTAAAGCAAGTGTGACGGAGTCCTTCCCGACTCCGTTTGCTATCTATGACATGCAGCAGTTTCTGGGTGTTGTTAGCATCTTTGAAGATCCTGATTTTACATTTGGCAACAATGCAGTTACGATATCATCTGGCAATAGATCAGTGGAGTATATGTATGCTGCTGAGCAGATGGTTGTTGCTCCATCAGATACCGTTGCTCAGAAGATTGCTGTTACAAATCCTGAGATTACGTTTGATCTTCCAGCTCAGACGCTAAACGAAGTAATTAAGTCTACAGCTATCCTCCAACTCGACAAGATCAATATTGTAAGTAATAATGGCACTGTCAATGTTGTTGTTGCCGATCCAAAGAATCCATCATCTAACAAGTTCTCTGTTAATGTTGGCGGTGCTGCAAACACAGACCTTACAATGGTCTTTGCTGCAGAAGTGATGAAGTTCATTCCTGGTGATTATAAGGTTAACATTTCATCATCCGGTATTGGCTCATTCAAGAATGATAAGCTTGATCTAGAATACTTTGTAATGGCTGACGTTAAGCCTAAGAGAAAGGCTTAATCCATGTTGGAAGAAGTATTGTGGGTTGAAAAATATCGTCCTCGAACTGTAGCTGATTGTATCCTACCACAAGAGCTAAAGAAGACATTCCAAGCGTTCATCGATAGTGGTACGATTCCTAACCTACTACTAACTGGTACTCAAGGTACTGGTAAGACTACTGTTGCTCGTGCTATGTGTGAGCAGCTAAGCTGTGACTATATCATCATTAACGGATCGATGAATGGTGGTATTGATACACTACGAAATGAGATCCAACAGTTTGCTAGCACTATGTCTTTTAGTGGTGGCAGAAAGATGGTAATCCTGGATG